TGAAAAATTTGCACATCAACAAGGTGTCGATCTTGATGGACTACGAGGACACTTCGGACTCGGAAAGGCATACATGGTTGGCGTAGATGGCTCAAATGGTTACACTCACAGAGGACAAGGCGACCTATACGGTAGTGGAGAAGATGCAACACTCGCATCATCACCATCTCTACCTAATGCTAAGTCCAACAAATATGTCATTAAGCAACCAAAGCAAATGGCAATGAATCCAGCAAAAGGTAACAAATCTGTTATCAAGCAAGGACTTGACCTATCTCCACAATCTCTTGAGCGTGGATATGGTGCATACTCTGCAATTCGTGATGAAGAAGCAGTAAAAGCACTTGTTGAGAAAGAATGGCATGACCGCTATGAAGCAGAAACTCAACATGCTCTGGACATCCAAAAAGCAAACGACCACGGATCTCAAATCGCAGCATTAAAGGCTGAAATTTCAAACCTGCGAAACACAAACGCAGAGATTCAAAAGTCAGCAGCACCAATTCCCTCACAATCAGACATCCGAGTACCAACGCATGATGAATATGCAGCACTCGGTAACGGCATCGAAGGATGGCGAGCATTGGAAGAGTTAGGGCAGCGAGCCTTGTTCGGAGGAACACAGTAAATACAGGAAGTGATTAGATGAGTGGAAGCACAGGTTATATTAGAACAATTGAAGATATGGAACGCCTATATTATGGGGCGGGAACAGGACAAAACGCATGGACTTACAGTGGAACAGACTTATTGAAGGCTGATTCACCTCTTATGTCCAGCACAAGCGGTACATACCAAGCATTGTTTGGTCGTAAAGTTTGGTCACAGTTGAACCAAGAGTTTAACGCATTCTCTATCCTACCAAAGAAACCTTGGGAAAAGAGTGGATGGCGTGTCACAACTGCAAAGCCAGACTTTACCAAAGGTGGCGGAGTTGGAGAAAACGCAACACTACCAGAAACCAGCAAACCAACATTTGAACATGTTAGTACCAAACCAAAGACTGTGGCTCACACCTTTGATTTGTCTGAAACTGCTATGTTCCTTGCTGACAAGGATGACGGTCTTGGTGACGCTCGTGCGGTCATGAAGATGGAAATGGCAAAACACCACACAGAACACATCAACAAGATGCTTCTTGAAGATGTCGAAACTGGTGCTGGAAACAACTTTGAATCTCTTGACCGAATTACCTCTTCGTCTTTCGTTGAGCAAGGTGCTGCTTTCGTAAGCGGTGCAGCGGATCACAACATCTACAACCTTACTCGTGCAGTAGGTACTGCCGATAACTGGTACGATGCTCAAGTCGATGCAGGTGCAGCAGCAGCAAACCGCCCTCTTACCCTAAACATTCTTGACGGTATGTTCAAGCAAGTCTGGGAAGCAGGTGGCCAGCCAAAGGTTATCCTAACTGGATATGATACACTTGAAACTATTCAACAACTATTGCAACCTCAACAACGCTTTGTCGAAATGAAGCGTGTTGTACCGGGTGTCAATGGTGTAAAAGGTGTACCGGGTATTCAAGGTGGATTCATGGTTGCAACTTACAATGGTGTACCGATTATTCCTTCTAAGGATGTAAAGAAAGACGGTAGCAGTAGAATGTACTTCCTTGATACAGATTACAGTTGGTTCACTACGGCGAAACCAACACTGTACCACGAGTCTGGAATTGAAACAGGCGATCCTTTCGGTATTAACCGTCTTGGTCAAATGGGAATGTTTCACACTATGGGTGAGTTGATTTGTGCTTTCTTCAAGGCAAGCGGAAAAATCCGTGACTTGAGTTGAGATTAAATAGGAGATAGTAAGTAGGTGATAATATGACTAATACAAACATAACAGTAGCAGACAGCGCAGTAGTAATTGACCAACGCATGTGGGCAGGGTCTGACCCTTCCTCCACCGCTTGGCTTCAAACCCCAATCGGTAGTAATTCAGCAGCAGGTGCTTTGAACCTGTTGGTTGTTGATATTAAAATCGCAGCAGCAAGCCAACCAACCGTACTTGACTTGGCTGACCAAGATGCAGCCACCAAGATTGCTGGCATCGAAGGTGCAGCAGTAGTCAGTGTCCTAAGTGTAGTGAACAACTCTGGCGGATTTGAAATCCCTGCCGACATTCATACAACTGGTGGGAAAGTCTTGTTCACTTCACCAGCAGGTACAGACACTGATGTAATGCGTGTAACTTTGCTATACAATTGAGGGGGCTAACTGAATGGTTAGTATTACCTATATTGGTAGTAGAAATTATGTTGAGTACACATCTAAAGTTAATGGTGTACGATACGGCTGGACTCGTCAAATGACGCAACACGACATCCCTGCGGATCTTGTTGCAATGTTTGAGATAGACCAATCCAACATCTGGGTTGTCGAAGATGCAAAGCCAATTGCCCAAGCAAAAGAAATGGCAAAGGCGATTGAACCAGTTGTTGAAGAACCAGTTGTTGAAGAACCAGTTGTTGAAGAATCATCGGATGCCTTTGACCCTAATTGGACTCGTAACGAAATGGTGAAATGGTTCAAGGCTCGTGGAGAGTCTGTGCCAAGAACCGCTACAAAGGCTTCTTTGACCGCAAGGGCGCAAGCACTGGATAACCCACCAGCCGATGATGGCAATGTGGGTGATGTCTGATGTCTGATACAAAGCACACCATTGACGATGGCACAGGCCGATATGGATCCCGG